GCGTGGATGTTTGCGTATAGTCCAGGTTTAGCCATGTTAGCATTTCCATTTACGAAGTGCAAGTGCCTTTCTAGTAGGCCGTCCCTTGCTGTCTTTCATAGGTCCTTTAACACCAGACATACGTGCACAGAAAGAACGTTTACGAGGGCCACCTTCAGGCTGTGGAGCCTTTAAGTTGGACCCTGTTTCTCTATTATATTTTTTACGACCGGCAGCAGTCAAGCCACCGGATCGTGATTTGTGTGTGCCGATTTTTAAGCTAACACTTTTAGTGCTACTTTTTTTTGCCGCCATTTTTTATACCCTTTTTAGGTGGCCGACCAACTTTAGAACCGTATGTTCCTTTTCCTTGTGGCATTACCAAACTCCGGGAATAAGTTGACCAGTCACTGCATACGCACCCAGCGCAGCAATGACACCAAGCATTGCCAAGCGACCATTCAGCCGCTCAGCACGCTCGTTAGGAGGGATGGAATTTTCGTCGATGTACATAGGTGGTTCTTTTGCGTAGATGTTGTAACGGTTACCGTCTTCAGTAGCAATGGTCATCAGAAGTTTACCTCCGAACGACCGAGTTTGTTGAGCACATCCTGACGGTAAGCAGGGTCGTTGTCATAGCGTGGGTCATTCATTGCTTGAATAAGTTCCGCTTGACTACGGAAGGTGCTTTGTGTTTCTGCAGGTTTACCTTGCAGCATGTTTCCTTCGGATCCCATGGCGTCTGTGTATCGATAGTATAGTGCTTGAAGTGCGAGGTTGATCTGTGCCATGTTGCCAGTTTCAATAGTGGCATCATAGGCTTCGATCTCGGCTTCGCTAAAGTTTTCTTGAGCCCAAGAAATTAGGTTACCGTATTGTTCCTGTCCACCGACAGCTTGGTACACGGCATTCATCTCCCCTTCGGAAAGATCTTTACCAACACTAACACCATCTTTCATAGCATTGAATACTTCTAAAGCATCCATACTTTGAATTTGTGTTGCTAGTTCTTCTGACAACTCCCCTGCTTCGTTGATGCTACGGGTTGCTTCTGCCAGCCAATCTGTTTCAAGAGTTTCTTGAGGCTCTTCAGGCACATCTTCTTCGTTACTACCTAGTTTCTTTTGAAGCTCAAGGTATGCAGCTTCGAGTTCCTCAGTGCTGTTATATTTTCCAGCAAGTTTTGCTTCGTGTGCAGCTTCGATCTGTTCACCAACAGCAAGGGAATCAGCCTCTTCAGCAGCCATGGATTCCATGACTTCTGCAGGCACACTATTATCAGATGTAAAAACTTCAGCCATTATTCAATAGGTGGTTGTTGTTCTAGCTCAGCGGCTAGTGCAGGGTTTTTAGATGGATCATTCATTGGAGTGGATTCCAATGCAGCGGCTTGCTTTGTAAGTTCCATCTGTTGTTGCTGCTCCATGGCAGCCTGCTGTTCTTGTTGTTGTTGGTCCATGGACTTAACCAAGTTAAGTACATCGATACCTTGAGCAGCAGCCAGACGTTTAATAAATTCGTCTGGGTTAAGGAATTGCATCATGCCTTCGGGACCAATGGTCTGTGCAATGGTCATGATGAAGTTAGTCAAAGACTCACGGTCTTGTCCCCTACCAAGTGCATTGATCCCAGCAACGATAGTAGGTTTGACAAGATTCTTTGGATAGCGTGGTAGCTCACCGCTACGTTGCATTACCAATAGCTTACGGTTAAGGTAAGGTACAAGGAACTCAACAGTCAGCAGACTAAACAGTCCACCAAGTTGTTGTTCTAATTCCAATTGAGTGAGACGTACTTCTTCAGCAGTTGTGCGTTCACTTTGACGTACAGTAAGTACAAGAAATGCTTCAGCAATACGACGTTCAAGTGTTTGCATTTGCTGCAAAGCAGTAGCAAAGTCAGCAGTTTTACCCACCTGGACAACAGCTACGTCATCAGGTCGTCCCTGAATGATCGCACCGTTGCCTGCCTTGGCTAGTGTCTGGGGTTTAGTAGTCGAGGATGGTGACACAAGGAAGACTACTTTAGCAGCTGCTGCAGAGCCTTCTGTGATGGCCTGAGAGAGTGCTTCAAGTGACTTGAGATCACCAATAAATTCTTCGACACGACCTCGACCGTAGTTCTCTCCGTCAACAGAGTTGAACCTCAGAACTAGCCAAGGCGAAGCCTCTTTAGGAGACTTACCTTCAGTGCCAGGTATCCGTTTGTCAAAGGCTTCTTGATGCCATACCCATCGATTGTTTTGTAACTTGCAATGGGTGTACACTTCAACATCATTCATTGTGTTGACAGTGTTGTCTTGACTCATTAGTTTATCTTGAGTCAACTCCTTTGGTAGGAGATCTTTGTTAATAAGTTCTTTGGTAACGATTTCAATTACGTTGCCATTACCGTCACGTTCTACGACATAACGGTTCAATGGATAATGCTTAATCCCATCCTTACCCATAAACAACAAAGCGTTACCACCAACAACAAGATGTTTAATGGCTTGGTGTACGGTAACACGATCGCTGGAAGCAGCAATCGAATCCATAACCATACGCTCTAGTTTAGCAAAGCTCAAGTCTAATTCAGATCTGATCTCAGCAGGCAGTTCAGTGCCTAGCTTTTCATCAGCAATCTGTAACTTGAAGAACGTAGTTTGTGGCGGAAGTAGAGCTAGCATCAACTTAGATGCAAGAGTAACAACCGCCTTAGCACCTACGCTTTGCCAAGGTTGTGTAAGTTTTTTGTGGGTTGTCCTCATCTCTTCTCGTTGGATGAGATAAGGAAGAGTAAGCTCAGAGCATTGAACAGCAATATCTAGAAACGCTGTGCGACCGGCGCTAAGAGAATCGTACCGTCCTTTTGCTGTCACGTAAGTCCTCCAATGTTAAGTCCGGTTCCAGTTCCAGTAGCCATAAGTTGGTCGTTAATACGCAGCTTACGGCGGTTTGCACGTAGATCACTGAGGCGCGTTGGTTTGCGTTTCTGACTTGGCCTACCAATACCCTTACCAGTGGCTCCAATAGTAGCGTTAGTCAGTTGTGGCGGTTTATACTGCGACATCTGCGGCATCGGCGGTGGCGCTGGTGGAGGCGGTGGCGCTGGCTGATAGTTTTGAATCATAAACCGCAGCTGCGCTTGATTTTTAGCGCTTGCAACATGTGCAGGTGACATCCCCATTGCAAGTGCCTGTGCTGCTAGAGACATTAGGTTTCCTCTTCAATACGTTGTCGTATCCAATCAATAATGCTTCGTTGACCAGCACGATACATGATGTGATTGGTTTGATCATCAGGGTGGGGATTACTGTAAGGGAAGTTCTGGTCAAGTTCTCCTAACAGACCTTCCACAGTTAAACGTAAATTAAGCATACTGTGGAAGGTTTTGGTTTGCATGTTCAAAAAATGCAGGCATCCGTGCTCTACGGGTGTCAGAAAGTTCTGGTGCCTTTCCTTCATACATTAGCCGGTCACTAGAATCCAGCCAAAATTTTTTGTCCAAATATTTATCGGCATGTTTACCGAGAGGCTGCATTACCCAATTGATAGTCGCCTTACGGAGTTTATCAAGAGAAGGACTGATGTCAATCCCCAACTCGCGAGTAACAAGACTATTGGCAGCCACGTGTACTTGTTCATCTCTACTAATGTCAGCAGATACAGTTCTCATCCCAGCGTCACCATTAAACCTAAAGAAGGGTAATAGGACGAAAAAGATTGCACGTTCAGCGACCATCGCCTTAGTGATAGTGTGATCAGGATGTTCTGTCCACGCATTACGCAACGCGATGGCTTCTTTTTCAGCTTTCGGATCAACACCCCAAGCATTGGCGACATAACCCAAAGCGAGATCGTGTTTAATTTCATCCTGGACGTTCGACTCCAGGAGTTCCCTAGCCAGAGGTGGAATTTCAGAGGCCAACGCATCACGGATAAAATCTCCCACAGGTAGTTCCATATGTCGCAATGCAAGAGCACGAAGGAGAGTCTCCTCCGCACCCTCCTTGCAGTTCCCTTTGGTAGTAGCTACAGGTGTCCAAGTCCTTTTGCGTTCGAGTAGTTTTTGATACGGATTTTTCATTCTTGGCAATCACAGTTAAATTCTTCATCGTTAAGTAGGGAGGCAAGGTAATCATCAACTTCAGCTTCTTCAAGAGCTGCATATGCGTCGGATTTATCTTGCGTATCACCCATGACCTGGAGGCTATAGTAAAGGCTAGTTTGCGGACTCTTAAGCCACTCTTCGATAAAGGCGTCATCATATGTGACGACATCACTCCAACTGTTGAAGCTGTACCCGTGAAGAAGTCCAGTGCGGTCAAGCATAGTCATCAGACCGTCAGCCACACGCTTGTAAGCGTCCCAGCCAACCTCTGATGCAATTTCTACATCGCCATAATCATACGACTCAACACCAAGGGTGCCAGAATCTCGATCAACATGACGTGCAATAGGTGGTGCAATCTCTGGCGTACAAGTGTAGCCGTCGATGTCTTTGCTGCGGTAGCTGCAGCTAGCGGTGGGAGCAATAGCGAATGCACGATCCATATTAAACTGGCGTGCAATATTCGCTGCAGATTCAACACCACTTGCAAATTGTGATACCAGCTCAAATGCTGGTGTTTGTACGATCTCACCTTTGTTGTATTGTTCAAGTGCTCGACCAAATTGTTCATAGCTGACACCTACACGGCGCAGCAGGTTAGCCAAACCAAGCATACCTAGTCCGACTTGTCGGTCGATGTCTGGAGCGAGATACTCACCGGATTTTTCAACTCCAGTGGTTGAGTGCAGTGCACACAGTTGACCCATGCCTTCTGTGAAAGCTCGTGGGATATCGTCGAACTCGCAGGCACCCAAATTGATATGTTGTAAAAGGCAAGTCCCTCGGCTTGGCAGGTACACTTCAAGGCAAACATTACCTCGTACCCTCTTTCCGTTTTTGTCATACTTGATTTTGTTTAGCCAGATGTCACCGGATGCAATCCCTTGAAGGATCTCTTTCTTGTACGGTGTCTCACGCCACATGTTATCATCCAAGTTGACGCATCGTTTGACCCAAGGAAGCTCATGTCGTGGAGTAGTGACAAACTCAAGAATATCTTTATGGTCACAATCAATATGCAACACCACAGCGCCGTTCTTGAATTTCCCACCACGTCGCAGGATCTCATTGAGAGTGGAGTAGATCTTGCCAAAACTGACAGGACCACTTGCGGTAAGACCTTTACCATTTTCGTCACCCTTTGGTCGAAGATTACTAAGGTGTACAGCAACGCCAGCTCCATAACGCAGAGCATGACTTACAAAGCGCCAAGACGCTTCAATACCTTCCGGGCCCTCCATGGAGTCATCAACTACAAATACGGTGCAGCTGACAGGCAGACGGGATTCAGGGTCATCAATCCAGCTTTGGACGCGACCGGTACGGGAAATGAAATTAGACATTAGACAAGATCAGACAAGTTGGGTGGTTGATAGTTAGGACCTTTGAGGACTTTACCGTCCTCACGTTTAATTGGTTTACCGTCTTCCCCTAGCTTTGACATATTGCTTGTGTGGACACGACGGAGAGCTTGCTCTAGGTCCCAATCCATGTTTTCTGCATATTGTGCACAAACATAGACAAGATCTGCAAGCTCTTTTAAGCAGTCAGCGCGGCTGTTGATGTCCATCATCGCCATTTTGTAATCTGCTTCAATAAATTCTTTGAACTCTTCAACGATCAAAGATTTCTGTCTCTCCCTCGCACTCAAGGAGTTCTGTATATCGTACGCTTTGCGAAACTCGATTGCTTGATTGCTTAGAAGTGACATGATTTAGTTCGTTTTCAAGATAGTGGATTGCTTTTTCTAAATCCTCTACTTTGCTGTCTTTGTATCCAGCTCGGCAGATGTATTTAATTGCACACCCTAGGTGGTAGTTAAGATCTTGGTCCCGGATAAAGTCCCAGACTTCTATTTGGCCTCGGGTGTAGTACGTGGGTGAGTTGGCCATTGTTTGACTAGGTTTGAAACAGTGTTTGACAGGATAAAATTTTGCTCTTGTAAAAGTAGAAACACTTCTTTGGATTCTTCCAAGCTAATCTTTTCTAGACTGTCTTGGATCCTCCTGAGCTTAAACTTTTGCTCCATCTTCAACTGTGTAATCGGCATCGGGATTCCAGAGAATTGGCTGTTTGCGTCCAAAGTCATAATCATCATTGGTAAGGATCTTTGCTAGCCGTGCATTTTGTAGTGCGATGTCTTCGCCAAGACCTTTATCCGCAAATGCTTTGACTACTGTTTGCCAGGAGTAACCATCCTGTTCAAATAAAGCTACTGCTCTTTTGATACCGATGCCAGGTACTCCACTGTAACCATCTGTTTGGTCACCAGCAAGTGTTTGAATTAGGTGCCACTTGGCTCCCTCTTCAGGCGTGACTGTGAATTTACCAGTCATATCATATATCTCACCGGGTATCTGACGCATGTCCTTGTCCGGTGAAACAATAATGTTGCCAGGGTATTTGGTTGCATAGATGCCCATTGCATCATCTGCTTCTAGGCTAGGCAACTGAATTACCCTGTACTCATTCATCAATGAGTTGATTACACGTCTGTAACCACAAGGTTTCTTACGGTTACGGTGCCCTTTGTATTCGGGTTGGATAGATTTTCTGAAGTTCCTGCTATCAGAGAAGAAGAGGATCACCTCAGGGTCAAAAAAATTTTGTGTGATTTTTTTCAGCTCACGCTTG